GCGGAATATTCAGAGTATTCGTCATAAACAATCACTCCCATTTCAGATTCGGATATTTATCATTTATATGATTAATTATATCCTGGAGCACTTTCTCTGTCAATTCAATGTTTTGATGCCTGTACTCGTTCACATAGCATTGCAGTTCTTGACTTTTGGTATTTGGCTTGTTGATTTTGGCATGCGTGGCCTCGTGAATCACCGTAATAGCCGTTTCACGAACCGTTTTGGTATTATCAGCATAAATGTTGATTTCTCCATCTTCGAAAAGTCCGTCCAGTCCTTCATCAACATCAACTCCGTACCATACCTTTATTTGAATATCATTTTCCTGAAGATATTCCAACATTTCCGTTCCGATGCTGGACTTTTTCATTTCTTTCATGATATTTCGAGGTTTGATAACGTCTCGCCCCTTTGATCTGCCATCCAATGTTTGGAATATTCCTTCGTTGTCTTTATATCTTGCCTTTCTGTTTTTCGATGCTTCCCATTCTTCTGTGGTACCGCCCTGCTCCAGAAAGTCCAACCATTTCTCATATTCTGCACTGTCTTCATAGGCTGCCGTGGAGCAGTGGCACCGTGGATGCATCGGCGGCGCGTTCGTTCCCGGCATCATATCCTGCACTTTGAAATGCTTACCATCCAACGCCTGGCACCGCTCGCAGACATCTGCATTCCCGCAGGCAACGTATGTATACTCTTCGAATCCATTTCGAATATAGGACTGCTTCTGCGCTTCTATCTGGACTCTGGCAAGCTCCGTGACCATGAGCCGCTCTGCATCCTCCCGGCTTGCACCGAAGCGTTTCTGCAGGTGCACCGCAAGCTCCCGCGGGTTCTTGCCCTGGATTAGCCCTGTTTTCAGCAGCTTGTCCAGCTCTGCTTTCAGCATATCCTGATACATCCAGATTCGATCGGAATAAGTGGCGTTATGGAATGACGCATCGACAATTGCCCGCGCCATTTTCCCATTTTCCTGCACGGAATTGCCAAGAATACCCGCCTGCCTGCGAAATTCTTCTATTGTCTGCTGTGTCAGCGTCTTGTCAAAATATTTCTGCAGTTCATCGAAACCGGATACCATTTCCAGCCCGATATTGGCTTTCAGCAGTTCCAGACGGTTGATCTTCATGGTTGCATTGTACAGCCGCATCTCTTCATTCGCCTGGTCGGAAAAATCTTTTTCTTTGACGTATTTCGCCGCTTTCCTGCCATACTCTTCGATATCGAGCTTAGAAACCCTTCTCTTTGCTTCTGCCAGCGAAATCTTCTCAGCATTGGCGTATTTTGCGTAAAATCCATCGATTTCCTTCTGAATCTGATCCGCCATATACGCATAGGTCTTCCGGATCTCTTCTGCATAGGTCTGCTCAGACATCTTATTCTTCTTGGCATGTTCCGTCTCACGTTTCTGCCAGTATTCCTTACTCGTCATCCTGTCCACCGCCGCCAAACATCTGCTTCATCACTGGATCCGCTCTCACCTTGTTCTGATCGGTATCAATTTTCTTGATTTCATCCTGTACATTGTCCACAATAGACAGCACCCCGAGCTGTGTTTCCTGGCTGACCACACCTTCCAGATTCTTCGCGATCTCTGCCTCTTCCTGCAGGTTTGCCGGGAAATTTGGTGTAAAATGTGGATGGATCTTCACCCAGTCATCTTTTTTCATTCCTGAGACCGGATTTGAGAAAATCAGACGATACCTCCGGTTCATTCCGCTGGTAAATTTCCGCTCTTTCGTTTTTTCCAAGTTACTCATTGCCTGCAGCTTATATTTCATGGCGATGCCGGAACTGGTGCCAAAATTCTCATCCGAGATATTGGCCACCATGCTGATATGGAAAATGAGCTTTTCCAGACGATCGATCAGATGCTCCTGCGTGGTATCACCATCCGGTTTCTGAAGAAATTCGACAATCAACCGTTCGGTGTCCCCGTCGAAATTAATGATTCTGTCATCCCGGATATGCGCCACATCGTCTTCTTCCAGCTTGGAACCAAGAACCTTGAGATAGGCATCCGCGAAATAGTCAACATCATTGGCTTTCTCGCTGATCGCCTTGTTGTATGCATTAATCATCGTAAGGACCGGCTCGAAGATTCCCATACGCTCCTTGTTTTCTACGTACTCCGATGCCGGAACGCCGTCGAAGCCGTGTATCTTCTCGTCTGCATCCCAGAGTAATTTTCCTTTGATTGTAAACCAGCGGACCTTCGTCTCGTCCGATACGCTTCCATGAAGGATCTGATTCGAATCGTAATACAGCCGCACGAAATATCGTTCCCTTTCCAGCACGGAATCGTCGTAGATCATGAATGCATCCAGCGGGCTCAGATAGGTGATACCGATATTTCCGTTCTCATCTACGTAATACATTTCATAGCCTTTGCCGAAGATACTGCAGATCTTGGACAGTTCGGCATTGTTATCGTCCTGATCATTATACTGATCCAGAAAATCAACATATTTCTCAACCGCTTCGTTTCCATCGTCTACCTGCAGTTTGATCGGATGCCCGATGAAGAAGCCGTTCATCGTATCCACGATGTATTTCGCAAAGTTGACCATGATCCGGTTGTCCGGCTTCCACTTGGGCTTTAACGGCTCATGCAGGATCGGGTAATCCGTCTCGTAGGCCTCCTGCAGCATGCTGTATCTAAATGCGCACTCTCCGGAATGCCGCATGATAAATTCGTTCAATTTGGCATCTGTCAGCGTCTCTTCCGACGGTAGCCTATACAAATTCGTTCGCACTTCTATATCCCTCCTTTCACCTTTCTGTTCAGCCGTGGTTTCGCCTTGCGTTCTTCCTCAATGGAGTATCGAAGCATCGCCATGGCATCATCAAAAAATGGAACTGGCTCTTCGAGATAAGTGTTGGTACGCTCATCCTTCTTCCACTTCCATTGCTGAATTTCTTTTATTGTATTGACGCAGGACGGGTAAATATGGATTCTGTGCTGTTTCAGGTAATCTATCTGGGCATGCACGCTGTTCGGCTCCTTCTGCACGCCTTTTGCGCGGTATCCCGCCTTCTGCCACATCTTGATACGGTCCGGCTCCGCAGAATCGCACCACATGCGCAGGCGCTTGTTGAACTGCCCCTCCGCCAGCCGGATGATCTCGTCCGTGTCCATCTCATACACGTACAGTTCCCGGCATAGATACAACTCACCATCCTTAAAGCCAACCTCACCGATGCAATTGGCGTGATTGAATCCGAAATCCTGTGCATTGACCATGTAATCGAATCGTTCCGGTGAACAGTCAAATTCTTCGACAACATAGTTTTTGAGGATCAGTCCGGCGACCTCGCCCCATTCCCCCAGGCCATACACCCGATACCCCTCTGGATCCACTTCCTTACGCCGCATCATACGTCTTCGGTAGGCATCATCGATAAAGCGGTTCTGCTCGTAGGTTGACTGATGTGTCAGAACATCCGGATCTGACCGGTCAAAGAACACACGCTTAATCCAGTGGTACGCCGATACCGGGTTGAACGTCATCCGTATCTGATAGAACTGTCCATCCGGCAGTTCACCACGGAGACGGTCATCAATGATCTCGAAGTCCGCCTGCGTAATTTCCGTGGCTTCTTCAATCCACACATCGGTCAACTTTCCACGCTTGAAAGTAATGGATTTCAGCTTTTCACGCTGTTTCTCATCATTGACTCCACGGAAAATGATCTGATTCCTGTTGATCTTACACTCCATAATCATGTTGGAGCTGTTGATGTGCCAATATCTCTTATACTGCTCCCCAAACATACGAAAAATAGCACCCTGCAATTCTGCAAAAGTGCTATCCCTGTTTGTCACGTCCGCCTTTCGAACGCATAGAAGATTTCTTCCCGGATCCTGTATCAGCCGCAGGATATAATTCTGCGCCGTATCAACGCTCTTCCCCGATCCGGCAGAGCCTTTCATAACAATATACCGTTTTCGGCTGCGGTCAACTTCTTTGAAGCCTGGGTTCATCTGGACGTTTATGTTCATCCGGAATCGTCCTCTCCGTAATTAATTGTGATGTTGAGATCCATATCTGTATCCAGCTCAACTTTATCCTTGAACATACCAAGGTGTTTTCCAAGAAGCTCCAGTGCTCTCATCTTATCATTTAATCGGACTTCCCTTTCAACTGACGATCCTTTTTCACCATCCATAGTTTTAACTTTTACTGACTGAATACATGCCAAATCATCTTCTGTGGCATCTGCTCGAATAGAAGCATCTTCAGAATTGATTACTTTTTGCGGATTCACAAAAGCTATTCGCGCCAGTTCTTGGATTACTCTGTCTTGGTTGATACCTGTCCTTTTTGACCTTTCGGCCATTGCCTGCTGAATCGCTTCTGAAACTGGAGTTTTCTGGAGTAATTCATTTCCTATTTCGCTGGCTCTTTGTGAGTTTCCTGCTTTATAGCCAGCTCTGATCGCGGCCTGCGTTGCATTCAGGTCGATCAGATACTCCTCAACAAATCTCTGCTGCTTTGCAGTCAATTTTGCCATCCTGCAACACCGCCTTTCTGTTTCTGCACGCAAAAATTCCCCGCATCTCTGCGAGGAATCCTTGTATAAGAGTAACAAATCGGAGAATCTCCATCCACTGGAGAGTTGGAACGGCAGG